TTTACCCATGACCTTGACCTCTATATTTAACGTGTTGACGTCTTTTATTTTTATTCTTCGGCCTACTGCGTGAAGAATTACCTATACTAGTTCTTTTTTTAATAGGTGTAAAGTATTGGTTATTTGGGAGTTTAGCTACCATTACTTCATTTGAGATAAAGGATTAGCGAGAGTTAGTTTGATTTGTTTATCAATGCTCTCTTGCAATTCTGTCATGGCTTCATTTAATTCATTTTCTAATTTTTGCATATCGGACTCAATACCATCCACCGTTAATTTTAAGTCTTTTTCATTTGATCTAGAATCTTCTTTTACTCTTGTCTCTACATCCTCAACAATTGTTTCAATACGTCTCACATCACCTTTTAAATCGTTTTTTAATTCTTTAGCTACATCTGCCACTAATCCAACTTCTTCTAGAATCATACTCATTTCACTCTGTAGCATTTCTACTTCTTGTTGTACTAAATCTATACGTTTATCAAAGCCTGAAAGGTCAGGGCTGACATATTGAGATATGGTATCTTTCATCGTTAGATAATCCTTATAAAATTCAAACGCGCCCCATGCTCCACCAAGCAATGTACCTAGTGCTGTTAAGACAACGACTATCTTTCCGCCTTTAAACTTTAAACCCGCAAATTCTAATTCTGCCACTGTTGCATCACCATTTCGTTCATTAGCCCATCACTTCCTGCAAACAAGAAATATTGTGCTATATTGTTTGTTGTAAGTTCAGCATCAGGAATAAACTGATCTGTAAAAAATCCTTCAATATCATTCAGTTGTTTTTGTGAATCAAAGAATGATTTTGAATTACCTAATACTTGCATCACAATTAATGTTTTTAACTGATTTGCTGAATCATATCTACCTTTATCACCCATCTTCTCTAATATTTTTTTCGCCGCCACTTCTTTTTTACTTTCTTCTTTTTTAGGTTCTTCTTTTTCTTCTACTTCCTCAGCCTCAACTTCTTCAGTTTCATTTTCAGTAGCCTCTGGTGCGCTTTCTTCCTGCTTAGGCTCCTCCTGCGTTTTAGGTTCAGGCTCTGTAGTATCTTCTTCAGTAGGTTCATTTTGTACCTCCTCTGGTTGTGGATCTGGCTCATTTACCTCTGGTTTAGGCATCTCCATTTCCATTTCCATCTCTGCTTCTATCTCTGTCTCAACACTCGCCACTTCTATTTCTGGCATTTCTATTTCCATCTCTGGTATTTCTACCTCCATGACAGGCATTTCCATTTCCATTTCCATTTCAACCATTTCGTAAGAAACTTCTGTATCTGGTTCTTCAATTGGTTGTATATCTATTTCACCACCTGGTTTTTCTACAAAATCATTATGATCAAAAAAATCTTCTACAATATCTATAACTTCTGTTTCGGTACTACCACCGTAAGCAACCCACATTTCTACAGATGTAATCGTTTGTTGCACTATTGTAGAAATAGTGTTGTATAACACACGAATGCTTACGTCATCAAAAACTGGGCCCACGGCTAAATTCACATCACGTCCGCCTACCTCTATAATTAAATTTGTAATGGTGCCTGAAAAATCAAAGCCACTTTCATATACTTGATAACCACTATTAACACCCGACTCCGATAAAATATCAGTACCACTAAATACCTCAGTAGTTCCGTCTCTTCCTGTAATATGCATATATATTCTATCTTGAGCATCTTGCTTATCAACTTTGATAGAATAGTTAGTTCTACCTCCATATTTTATATCGAGTTCAGATACATCAACTGTTTGTATAAAGGTGGTTCCCATTCCTTCAACACCCATAGCGCTTGTATTATTACCAGACCCTGTAATTTCAGCGCATCTATCAGTTCCTAAATCACCGCAATAAGTCCCTGTAGGCATACTAGCGGGTCCTTGGCCACCCCAGTCTGAGTCCATTGAACCATCCTTCGAAGTCGCTACATATCCGTTGTCACTATCAAGAATATCACCGCTATCTTTGTTTTCGACGGTGGTGGTTGTAATATCTTTTTCGGTGGTTGTGGTAGTTAGAATACCATCGGGTTTCATTTCAATTGTTTCAGTTACTGTTTCAATAATAACTTGATCAACAACCTCGTCACATAAACCGACAGTTGTTGTGGAGCAATCTACTTGTGCTTTACTAGAAAAGGATAGGGAGACCGATATACATAGCCATAGCCAAAAATAAAAACTTTTTGAATTCGCCATCATCTACATCCTCATTTATATTAATTTTTAAAACATCATCTTTAAATACCATGCTACCTTCTGGTATCATATCTGGATTTGATTTCCATTTCTCTAAAGCTTCACTACCAATAGCACCCATATACGGAGGTGGTGTTCCTGCCATCACTAAACTGTCAAAAACTCGTGGGTCTTGTGCTAATATACTCACTGCCGCTACTTTTAAGCCTGCCGCATACATCTGCCTGCTGAGCTTGAGCAATTGACACAGCTCGTCGTCAACTACTACACCTGTAGCCAAACCAAATATATTGGTTTGTATGGCGCCTGACGTTGCTACTTTACAAATATCAGAATTGTTAACAACAACACTTGGTGCACTTGCAGTAGGCGGTGTCGAATTCGTTACCACGGTTGAAGACACGGTGTTTGTTTCTCCATAAATTTTTTGAGAGAATAATAATATAGATATTACCAATAAAATTCTTAACATTTCCATCTTTTTCTAGCTTGACGTAATCTTGAGTTAGGATTAGCCGCAGCTTTTGGAAATTGTTTCATTTGACCTGCACTTCTTGCACAATATGATTTTCTTCTTTTAGCAGCTTTAGATCCTTTTTTAACTTTACCTGTAACTGCTGTTTTTAATTTAGAACCAGGGTTCATCGCTCTATATTTCTTGACCCCAGCTTTAGTCATTCCCGCCCCCTTTTCAGTAGGGCGGAAATTCTTTTTATTTCTACGTGGTTGTTTATCAGCCATATAAAACTTCTACATGTGTAGCTTGATTGAAGAAACAATATAAATCAGTTTCAAATCTGATTCCATCATCAGGAAAACTTATTGTCATTACTTCATCTTCACCAGCTCCAATTGCAGGAGTAGGTACAGTATATTTAACAGTTCCACCTGAACCATTATCTATCAAGTCTACTCTTCCTAAAGTAGCTCCACATCTAATGCTTAACTGTAGAACTCTAGCTGGAGCACTAAGTGTATTAGTACCTGCAGTAACTTTTGTAGTTACTTGTCCGCTAGAAGTTAACTGTTTATTTTTTATACCGTACATTATGCTAAGTTATTATTCTGAATGTAAAGAACAGTAACTGTAGCAGCACCTGTTGTACCATCAGCATTAGCTGCTGTATAAGTTGCAGTAACTTGTTGATCAGTTGTTCCAATGTCAGTACCATCAGTTTGGATTGTGCCTCTAGTTGTACCTAAAGCTTTAACATTCGTTGCTGGTAAATACTCATCAGTATCACCTGAATGTCCAACTTGAACAGTAGCAGTTCCAGAATCATTAGCTACAGTTGTAACGTTTAAAATTACATCTACAATCTGTGAATTCGCAGGAATTGTACCTACTGTAGCTGTGTTGGTAGCACCAATAATGTCTATCACTGCTGATTGAGCCATTAATGCAAAACCTGTATTTGCAACATCAGAACCTACTGTATTGCCGCTCGTATCTTTTATAGATCCTGCTTTAATAGGACCTGAAAATGTCGTTATTCCCATGTCAACCTCCTTATAGTTGTCTTGTTAAGTCTTGGGATAAGTATTGTAAAATAAAAAAGGCGCTCTTACAAGCGCCTTCTTCACCTAAGAAAGATTTAGTTAATTCTTATGAACCTTGAGATCCGTATACACATCTAGGATCTGAGAAACCAAAGCTATATCTCTCTCTTGCTTTGTATCTCATGTTTCCTGTGTCGAAATCACCTTCCATGCCAGTAGCAAGGGCAGCTCTTACGAAGTGTTTAAATCCATTAGGAGCATCAGTTTTAATGAAGTATGCATCTGTATCAGATAAGTAATGGTTAATTGTATAACCATCAGGCAACATACCCATGTTTCTCATTGCATTAATGTCATTGTCAGCAGTACCAACTCTTAGAGTAGAATTTAAAATTCTATCAGCTACAAATTGAATGTTTACTGGGATGATTAGTTTTCTTCCCTGCATTGCAACTTTTAGCCCTCTTTCATCGATAAAGCCTGCAATATCAATCATTGCTTGCTCTAATGAGGTTTCATTCAAGTCAGCATCAGTAGCATTTCTGTTTGAGAATGTGCCACCTAAAGCAGTTGGGTGAGCAGTGTTTACTAATGAAACACCATCGCCACCAGCAGTTGCGAATGCATTATTTAAAATGTTCGCTGCTTTTACTTGCTTTGTATACGCCATTGAACGTGCCAAAGATTTTGTGTAACGAGCCGATAAAGTATCGTACAAGTTGTCTTCGACTGCTTCCTCAGTCAAACTGAATGCTAATGCAACAGTTTCATGAGAATATCTAGCAGTGAAAGATTCTTGAGCTGTATCAAATTGTACAGCAGAACCTTCCTGCTTGACCGCAGCTTCACCGAAGCCAACTAACATTACTTCTTCTTCAAAAGCTCTGTCACTTGTTTCTTGGTCAAAAATTTCAGCATGCTCGTTTTCATAACGAGAATACTCCATACCGAACAAGGCGTTTAGACCAGGTTCTAGCTCTTTCGCGAGTTGCGCTCTATTAATCGCCATAATCTACTCCTATACGCCTGCAGTTCCAGTACCACCGTTCATATCAGAATTGTTAAGTTTTATAACAAGAACAGAGTTATTAGCCGTAGCGTCATTACTCGGTGTGTCATAAAAATCAATCAACTTCACCTGAAGTGCTGCAGTAGTATTTTTAGAACTTGAATCAATTTCTACACCAGAAATACCCGAAGTGGTAGAACCAGCACCAAAAACTAGATCACAGTTTTGGTTTAAGTCAGCTGCTACTAGATTGCTTGCAACTGAATCTTGCTGAGCAATATATAATTGGTCAGGATCATCAGCAACAAAAGCTATAGCATCACTTGCCACCGTACCGTTGGGGAAAGTGTTGTTATATCTAGGTTTGCCTGTGGATGGATCTGTGTAGAAACATCCTAAAAAAATACCTCTAATAGGGTCGCCAGCAGTTGCTACCTCAATTGATCCGTCAGCCTTTGGCTTAACGGGGTCTCCTGTAAATAATGCGCTTGCGCCACTTGTAATAGAGTATTTAGTCGTACCAGTTGTTCCACCAGGGGCAGAACCAACTTTAGCTATTGGTCTAAGACCGAAAGCTTGATCTATGTTAGCCATAGTAGTCTCCTAAATTTTTTAGAGACATAATGATCTTACTTATTAAGATTTTTTGCCTCCAAATGTTACTCTGCTCTGCCTTTCCTGATGGATTGGCATAGCTGGATGCTCCTGTTTATGTAGATCATTTTCAATGGCATCTGTCTTTTGATTTGTAAGATTACGGAAATAATCATCCCGATCTTCTTTCACCTCAATTGGACAGCGCATTAATAATAATCCGCCTATACCTATGACACCTTTGTATTTGCCGTCAGCGATAGAAGGTAAATCCAATCTATCGGGATACTCATCGTGTTTTACAAATTCATATCCGCTTCGTAGTCTGCCAATGATATTTTTTTCATCAGACATACCACGATATTCCGACCTCACCCACCTGTGGTGAAAACCCTCTGGTGGTTCTGGTGCTTCTAGGTTGCTTGGAGGAACCCATCCCCTCTTTCGTGCATCCTTTTCACGGGTTTCAATATTGCGCGAGGTTTTGTTTATCTTTGTATCAGTCATTTACGCCTCCTTCACGTGTTTTGCGTACTCTTCAAGTGGCACACCAAGTTTTTTTGCAATAGCTACCTGTGAGGGTGTGAGTTTCACAGTGCGGCGGCCTGTGGCCGATGTTCGTACAGCCGAAGCAACTTTTTGAGCTGGTCTCGGTTGATTTCCTTGTTGAGGAAAACTTTTTGCGATACGTTTGTCTATCTCAGTATAGTATTCATCTGTTGTCGCGTCAAATCCTTCTTCTACTAATTCTTCATGTAAACCCATTGCAGCATAGGTCATGACTTTATTTTTACCAAACCAAACGTTTCTACCTGCCCATTCTTCCGCTTTTGGATCTGGTTTTGCTACAGCTTGTGCTTGTGCTTGATCTGATGTTTGAGGAGCAGGTTGTTGTAGTATTTCAGGCATTGGTTCACCTTGAAATTCCTGTCCTTTTGTTCGTTCTCTTTTTGCTTTAGTTACACTTACACGTTCTTTTTCAATTGCTAACCTAGCTATCTCTTGTTGAGCTTCTACTTGTTTATTAATATCACCTGCTTGCACAGCAGCTTCCATTGCTCTTTTAGCAAAAGCTTCTTGTGTTACTAATTTATCTTCTATTTGTTTTATACTGTAATCATCTTTTTGAGCTCCTGTATTAACAGCATTCTTATACTTATCATTTACGTTTTTAGCATACTCTATTGCTGCTTGCTCTCTTCTTTCAGCCTCTCTCATTTTACGAGTTAGTTTATCAATACGTCTTTTTACAGATTGAGAATAGTCTTCAAGCTCTTCTTTTTTTTCGTCGGTTTGAACAGAAATGTCTTGATCTACTTGTTCAACATTTACTTCCGACTCTGTATTATTTAATTTATCTTCTTCTTTTACTTCCACTTCGACGGGGTCACCAGAAGTGTCTATCGGGACCATTTTGTCATTTTGTGATTGTACTTGCATAGAGTTCTCCATGTTACATTATGTTAGCTGGCAATATATCTCTCGGATCATCAACGACTGCCAGAATCTCATCTTCGTTAATAATACGTAACTCACCACCATCAATCTTTACTCTTGATCCTGCATAGCGAGTTATTATAACCCAATCGCCCTCTTTACACCAAGGACCATCAGGATATCTCTCTTTATCTTTGTAACACAAAGATCCAGTCTTTAAGACTTTACAAATATTTGTTGTTATTTGTGATTCTTCTACTGTTTCATCAGTAAGAATAACACCGCCTTTTGTCTTACCTTTTAATTTCAAAGGAAATAAAACTATTCTCCAACCAACAGGTTGTGGTATTTTTTCTAATTCTTTTTTTTCTTTTTGTTTTTTTGCACCATCCCAAACATGTTTTGGTACAATTAATTTAGGTTTAGTCGTCATCTTCTAGCTCCGTTTTTCTTAGCAGGTCCGTGAGTTCCTGTTCAGTTTCTTCAAGACCGCGAAGTTTACCAGTCAAATACCGATATTCGTCCCAATCTTTTACACCACTACATATAGCTTGTCTTATAGTGTCTTGTCTATCTTTTAGTTGATTTTTAAAATAAGTAAAAAAGTTTTCTATTCGCATGATTTCATTTGGTCAGCTAATTTTTTGCAGCGATTTGGAGTTTGTTTATTCCATTTCGAGTCGAGCATCTCGTAGCTCGCACCAATAAAATTGCTTTCCTGCAGGCATTTCCACATGTTACGGAACTTGGACACGCCTGTAGGGCCAAGCTGAAATACCATTTCGGTAATGGTATGCTGCGCTGTTGTAGGCAAATCAGTGACAC